ATGGATCACCATCACATACATCAAGTGGTAATGGTAGATTAAATTTAAATGATGCAGCAGCTTATCAAGCTATTAATACAACAGTTAATAAACAATATAAAATACAAGTTAGAGTATTAAGTCCAAATAGTTCTAGCACGGCATTGATTGTAAGAGTTGGAACTTCAGCAGGTGGGACACAGAATTTAGACACAACAGTTGCGGTAACTAATTTTAGAGAAGGTAATATATTACAGACAACATTTACAGCAACAGCACAGACTTCTTTTGTTTACG